TATCTTATAGAGCGTCATAGAGTTACTATCGCTGAGATTTACCTCAAAAGATGCAGTAAACTGTACATCAGAAGTTGATGGCTCACCGCCAGCATATCTCCTTTCAGCAAACTTATAGTACTGTGTTACAGGAGCACTGGGTTGGATATCCACCTGGAGCGCACTTATATTTTTAACTTGTTGTGTTAAAATGCTCTCCCCGTTAAAAGTAGTGTTCGCAGCAGTTATCGCAGAAGGGGGCGTGATTAAGACCTCAAACTGGTTTAGAAATACTGGTTCGTAGTTATTTCTAGCTGCTTTTGAATTATTAAAATGTGGTAAACCTGCCATTTATGCTTCTGTTTTTTTATAGGAATAGATCCTGCCAGTAATCAACTGCCCAAGTCATATTTATTTCATAGAGGTTAGTACCGTTGATGTACTCGAGCTCCATGGGGTCTATAGCTTTTAAAGGGAAACAATCCTTACATGTAATTCTTCTAAAAACATCGCCATTCTTGTTGAACACAGATATAACTATAGTTCCAGTGTAGTCCGCTTTTATACCCTGAGCACCCGTGATTGGATTATAGATCAGATCCGTCCATTGTCTTAAGGTTTTAAATACATACATCGAGTTTGCCTCATCAAGGTTTACTGTGAATTTTACCCCAAGATCCAATGTAGTTGTATCAGGTTTACCTCCCGCATAGTTCCTTTTAGCAAACTTATACTTTTGAGAAACGAAGCCAGGATTTTTATCAACGTCCAGTCCTGCAACAGAGACAACATGCTCCAATAAAACAGGACCACCAGCTACAGCAGAAGGAGGAACCACGGTTACCTCAAACTGATTGAGGAATACAGGTTCAAACTTATTCACTGCATTTAATGAATTTTGATAATGTGATAAACCAGCCATTTAGTTAGTTTCTTTTTTATATTTATCTAGATTCCTACTGAAGCTCAAATTACTTAAACAAATTGTATGAATCCACCTGCTGAGATACCACCAGTTCTAGTTACAGTTATTCTGTTTATGAACTTCTGGATTCCTCTGGCAGGTTCTATTATCACGTCGATAATTCCCATGTTCTGATCTATAATAGCGGGGGTATTATTAGATGAATCCATTATCACCTGATAAGCATAAATTCCACCTCCTGCTCTAACTCCATCTAGATAGTTATCAACCAGGGTTTTTATCTCGAGTCTAATTGAATCTTCGTTGAAATCGAACAAGTAGTTAGCTAGAATTTCCTCAACATCATTTTCGAGACTGATCAATAGATCTCTAACATGTATAAGGTTGAATGCAGAATTTACTGTTTGGTAAGCAGTTTGGTTACCGAATATAACTACACCAATACCTCTTTTCTTGATCAGAGGGTTAAGGCCTACAGGTTCTAGCCATCCTCTATCCTCATCGGTAAAGTCATATTCTAGCCCAACAAGGTTATTGCCTGATATAACCCCCCTTTTCTGTCCTGCTATAATATTGTAAGGTTCACCGTTGGCGAATTTTCTCACAAAGTTATTAGAAATATATGCTGCCGGAGGAACGTTGATGTTCTTGTTATTTTCTCTTACTGTTAAGTATGGTGTAAAATAGGCAGCAAATTTAGCACCCTGATCTTCAGTCGGAAGACTGAATGTGTAAGAAGGGTTAAGAGAAAGATTTCCTCCCTCTGAGATATATTGAGATTTCAGCGGAGGGTAAGGATTAGCTGAAGTTGGAGCATCAGTAAACCTAGGATCAGTAGAGTTTCTAAATTGATCCATCGAAGGGGCATTAATCAAAGCCAAAGCCTTCTGTCTCATCATTGCAAGTTTACTTAGCTGATACTTAGAATTTGGTAAAATCTGACCGCTGAATGTATCAACGATGTATCTGAACGATATCACATCTTTAGTAGCAAGGGTAGCCGCGATGTTTGTATCGTACATAACATCCAATAGTTCAGAGACTCTCGCATCCGTTCCATTCGGTCTGTGACTATTGTTCATCGTGAACCCGTTCAGATATGTAAAATCGAAGGATCTGGTAAACTGAGGAATTGATTTAAATTTCTGAACCTGTATAGGAGATCCAGCATAGTAGTAAACAGGTCTAGCTGTAGTAACCTGGACAATTCCAGATGTAGCTGTTTGTGCAACCGCTGTTACTCTAGTAAGTCTGTTCTGTCTATTCTGACCTACTGTTTCACAAAGATCCAAGTCAGTAGATACAAGCAGATCACCAACAGAGATTGGGGATGAGGGAGAAGAGGATATTGTAAAGTTTGTTGGATCTATATTAGTCACAACGTTTACAAACTCGTTAATCGAACCAACGGAAGAAATTATATCAGTTCTATTCGCAGATACGCTGGAACCTATATTATCAGAAGCATATACGCTACCGAATGCTGGATAGTCTTCCAACTGATCTGGATTTTGTCTAGCTTCATTATTGAAAGCTCTTGCATAAGTTACATTGTACTGATCCCTATCTATGGTATTCTGATAAGTTATGAAGTTTCTACTTGATCCGTCAGAATTTAACCAAAGCTGATCACCATCAGCAAGCTCATCATAGAGGAAGTCCTGATAGTACTGAGTGGAGATTTGACCATTGAGAGCATTTGATGCGGTGCCACCAGTAACTGAGTTTACACTATCTATATCGAGATAATCAGATGCTGCTATCTGATAATAATCAACAACAACCGCTCCGGTAGCTCCCACTATATCGCTATAAGGCTGAACCGAGATCCCCTGGGCTGAGTAAGAAGCCGTATCAAGCGGGTGTGTAAAAGTCAGAAGAACCTCACCACCACTCTGAATTGCACCAGAGATCTTAAGCTTAACGAGATCATTCTCAGAGAATTGGTTTATTACAGATCCAGTTAAACCAGTTACCCCTGTAACTCTACCGACGATATAAGGAGCGCTTGTGGCAGAAGGTTGTGCGAAATTAACCAGATCTGTCTTCTGGGAAGAAGTCAGAGAAGCCCCAGTAACGCCACTGTTTGTCTGTATATAATGTAAACCTCCATAAGTTAACGAGGAGTTATAAGTGTCAAATCCATCAATTGTAATACCAGCAGTTGCACCTGCACTATTAAATAAGGAGAAGAGCGTACCTGTTTTTATCGTATCCGAAGATCCGGCGTCATCGGTGAGTAAATTAGAATTTTTAGAGTATAGGTAATCAGCAATTAGATTCTGATCATAACTAAGGAAATTCAATCTAGCATCCGCTATATCACGGTCTGCAGTTAATTCATCTATTAAATGGTGTCCAACTAGATCTATCTTATATGGATTTGTGCAAAGTGACTCCATACCTTCCTCATCAACCGCACAGAATAAACCGGTAGAGGGAGTGTTATTGTTTACCAGGGTCTGTATGTATTGATTGTTGCCATTTAAGTCAACAAAATCAGGTATTAAACACCCGGTTTGTTGTGTTACTATATTAACGTCTGGCTGAGATAGAAAGTTATTTATGGTACTCTTAACAAAGCCATTATTAGTGAAATAAGAACTCCATTTCGGATCCAAGGAAAGAGTTTCATAATCAGTCCAATCACCAGATACTGCTATCACATCAATAAAGTAATCTGAGATATAGTCGTAAGGGTTCATGAAACTAGGAACATTATCCGCTCCATACCAATCAACAGCAAAAACATCAAAACCTTGAAGAGGCGGGTTAGCATCGGTAGATTTTCTAACTATCACACTCATAGGTTCCTTTCCAAGGTTAACCAAGTTGAATAGCCTACCAGTATCCACAGTAGAAAGAGTGGCTAGAAAGTAATTTGTGTCCGCGAACCAGAATCTCTCCTTATTATAGAAGGATGAATATAATCTGGAGGTCAGAACTCCATTAGATTGCTCGGTGTCTATGGAATATCCGAAGTAATTTACCTTGTCAGCATTAGAGCTGCTTTCGTCGTTGTTCAATTTCAACAAGTTCAGAGCAAATACGGGTCCAGTAGATAAACAAGAAAATATAGATCTATGGAAGTAAGAACCCTTTGATTCTAAAGTCTTATCTATATCACCAAAGATAGCTACTGCAGTTGTGACATCAGGTATGTATACAGGGGCGTTAAAAGGGCCTTTATTCGAAAATCCAACAACCAATCTGATCGTTTGGGAAGTTAGAATTATATTCTCTGATGCATCAAACTCCAGCGTATAAACACCCGAGGCTTTGAATTGTGATAAATCAAGTTTGATTTTCTTTGCCATT